AACAACTAGAACTTATGCCAAAGATCTGAAAGTGTTGTCAGACATCACCGGCAAGGATGCTAAAAAGGCTATGGAGGAAGCGGCCAAGAAGGGTATGGAAACAGATATCTTGGCACAGCTGAGTCCCGAAGAAGCTAAAAAATTCCAAGCGGCCTATGCCGCCATGCCGGACTATGCCAAAAAAGGTTTTTTGGAATATGTGTCATCGGGTGGTAGTGCTATCACAGATCAAGCAACTAATATTGCTATGAGTCAAAATGCCGAAGTTGAAAAACTGATCAAAGGTTCGTATGATACTATTAAAGATTCAGGCAAGGATGCTTCTCAAGCACAAAAAGAAACATTAAAACAAGCATCGGCCGCCGGTGAAGCACAACGAAAAATGGGAGCTAGTGCAATTGGTACTGCCAACCGGCTTGGTGGTTCTTTGCAAGGTCCAGCTGACATGCTAAATCAAGTTGCCGCATCTGCATTGTACAACGCCGATGCTGTTGACGAGACGACTGAGGCAGCTGAAAGTCAAGCCACTGCCACTGACAGTTTAACCAAAGGTTATCAGAGTTTAACAGCAGAAATGACCACATTCCAGAATCAAATGGAAAAGTTTGCCACCGACAACCTGCCAGCCTATGCCAACATCCTGGCAAAAAATGCCGCAGAGACCATGGCCTTGTTCCAAGAAGCCCTAAAGGTAGCAGTTGACTTCAAGGGTTATATTGATGGCAAACTTCGTGACCGAGAAAACAGTGCGGCTAAACATGCCGAACAGGAAAAACTGCGCGGTGAGTACAATGAAAGTACAAAAAATGGTACTATCATGCAGAAATATTATGGCGTGGGATTAACGGAAGAACAGAAAAAGAAAAAAGAAGCCTACGAAGCATCAACCGCAGACAACGATACCAGCGGTATGCAAACTGCAATGCAACAGTTTGCCCTGGGCGGAATAACAAATAAACGGGCCATTTTTGGTGAAGCCGGACCCGAAGCCGCTGTGCCCTTGCCCGATGGCAGAAGCATACCAGTTTCGTTTGACACAGAAGCCCTGACCAAAATGACCACCAGTGGCAATGATCAAGTTATGCAGGATCTAGCAGCCGCTATCAAACAGTTGTCAACAGCAATGAGTTCAGGTGGAAGCTCAAGTGGACCAATGGACACCATGGTTAAACATCTAGAAGAAATGAAAAACACAGCATTCAAGCAGTTGGATATACACAGCACAATGGCCAGTTTGATGGGCGAACAAAAAGATATTTCGAACAGCATACTTAACAACAGCTACTAACTAACGGTAAATACCACAACAGAGATTAATATATGGCCGGATGGAAAAAGTATTTTAAAACCAGTAATACACAGTATGGTAGCCCTATCAGCGGCGCCACTGCTGTGTCGGGATCGGGTTCGCCTACTGATCCTGGGTATAGAAATTGGCAAAGTACACTACCCGAAGTTTACATAGGGCACCCAAATCGTATTGAGCGTTACAATCAGTACGAACAAATGGACATGGATTCAGAAATCAATGCGGCCTTGGATATCTTGGCTGAATTCTGTACACAGAAGAACGATGAAAACGGCACAGCATTTACCATAGACTTCAAAGAAAAGCCCACTGACAACGAAGTCAAAATCATCAAAGAACAGCTACAGCAATGGGTCAACCTAAACGAGCTCAACAAGCGCATATTCAAGGTGGTGCGTAATACCATCAAGTATGGCGATCAAGTGTTTATTCGTGATCCAGAAACATTCAAAATGTTCTGGACTGAAATGTCAAAAGTGGTCAAGGTCATTGTAAACGAAGGTGAAGGCAAAAAGCCCGAGCAGTACATCATCAAAGACATCAACCCCAACTTTCAAAGTCTAACAGTAACAGCAGTTACTACCAGCGATACTTTTACAAATCACCCACAAACCGGTGGTCCCAGTGGCAGTTATGTACAGCCCAACACACCGTTTGGCAGTGGCAGTCGTTTCCAACATGCACAGAACGAAGCAGTGATCAATGCTGAACATGTGGTGCATTTGAGTCTAACAGAAGGCTTGGATATATTTTGGCCTTTTGGTAATAGTGTGTTGGAGAATGTGTTTAAGGTATTCAAGCAAAAAGAGTTGCTGGAAGATAGTATTATTATCTATCGTGTGCAACGAGCACCTGAGCGTAGAATCTTCAAAATTGATGTGGGCAACATGGTGCCACACATGGCCATGGCCTTTGTGGAGCGCATCAAAAACGAAATTCATCAGCGTCGTATTCCTACACAAACCGGTGGTGGTGTCAACATGATGGATGCCACATATAATCCACTAAGCACCAACGAAGACTTCTTTTTCCCTGTTACAGCAGATGGTCGCGGATCAAGTGTAGATACACTAGCAGGTGGTCAAAACCTAGGCGAAATCACAGATTTGAAGTTCTTTACCAACAAATTGTTCCGTGGACTGCGTATTCCTGCCAGCTATTTGCCATCGGGTGTGGATGACGGTACACAGAGCTACAGTGACGGTAAAATAGGCACAGCACTGATACAAGAGTGGCGTTTTACACAGTACTGCCTGCGTTTGCAGGCCATGATCATTGACAAATTGGATCAAGAGTTCAAGATGTTTATGCGCTGGAGAGGCATCAATATTGACAGTCAACTGTTTGATTTGAAGTTTGAACCACCGCAAAACTTTGCCAGCTATCGTCAAGCTGACATTGATGCCGCTCGTATTGCCACATTTACACAGTTGGAACAGATTCCTTATCTAGCCAAACGCTTCTTGCTCAAGCGTTATTTGGGCTTGAGCGAAATGGAAATCAGCGAAAACGAAATTGCATGGAACGAAGAGCGCGGCAATGTGGAAGAAGCTCCAGCAGACTCTGCTAATCTGCGTAGCATGGGCATCAGTCCGGGCGGTATTGAAAGTGATCTAAGCAATGTGACACCCGCAGAAGCGCCACCTGCAGATCAAGCCGGTGCTGAAGCCGGCGCCCCAGCGCCAATGGTGGGTGCGGCACCAGGTGCCCCAGTTTAATTGATTTGGGTTAAATACAGTATATGAACCTATACGAACTAGCCCAACCTGATGTAGTCAAAGCCAATCCCGACGGTTATGCTTCGGAAAACGAAGACAATACTGTGTTAAAATTAAAGGATTTGCGTAAAACTCGACTGACTCTAGCACACCTAAACAAGCTGAGAATAGCCAATGATGTGCGTAAATTTGAGCACGAAAAGAAATTGAAGTCTGTGACCAAACAGTATGCTCCTGCACCTGATGCGGCAGCGGCCGGTGCTCCTGCCATGTGATTTTCGGCATAGTCCGATAAAATCCTTCAAAAAACCCCCATTTAACCTAGAAATATGCGTAGTTATGTAAATAACTACACAAAGCCACTTGAAAAGGAGTTCTTATGAACAAGTATGAAAAATTGATTGAGTATATCATCAATGAAAACGAACAAAAAGCTCGTGAATTATTTCATGAGATTGTAGTAGAAAAAAGCCGTGACATCTATGAAAGTCTAATGGACGAGGAACAGATGGTTTCGGAATTAGGCGGCGACAGCCAACAGGCCCTAGCTGATGAAATTCAAGCTGACCACACTGGCGGTATTGCTGAAGAGGAAGAAGACGAAGACGAATTCAGTCTTGATGGAGAAGATCCAGAAGACAGCGACGAAGTCAGCGGCGAATTGCCTGCTGATGGCGGAATGGACGAGCCTTCAGACGAGCCAGCTACCAAAGCTGACATCGATGAGTTAAAAGACATGTTTGCTGAAATCCAAGCACAATTGGATGGTGGCGCTCATGCTGAGCCAGACGCTGACAACATGATGGATAATCCAGAAGAAGTTGGTGCACACGAAGAGCCAGCATTTGGTGAAGGCATGATGGAATCTGAAGAGTCTGATGAAGACACTGAAGAAGACAAAGAAGACGACAAAAAAGAAGTCAAAGAAACCAAAAGCCAAGGCACAAAAAGCGTTGCACAATTGATGCGTGAGTATGTAGACCAAATCGGTCAAGTATACGAGCAAGACCCAGCCAAAGGACCTAACGGTCACATGGTCGGTACAGGTGCCAAGAGCGAAAAGCAAGGCGAGCGTAACACTAAGTCTCCTACCCTACAAACAGGTCCAGACTTTGGTGGTACCAGCGGCAATATTCTAAACGGCAAAGGCAACAACGAAAGCCCAGACGGCAAAGCTATTCCAAAGCCCAACAACGAATACAGCAAAGGCGAAGGCAAGTTCTCTAAAGAGAAGTTCCAAAATGCCCCAGGCGGTAGCAAAAAGACTAGCCCTGTAGGACAAAATTGGGAAAGCAATCACGGTGCCGAAGGTCAAACAACCGGCGGCAGCGTAAAAGTTGCTGACAAGTCTGTGCAAGCACAGAACACAGGCAAAAAGATTTAATAGGAAAAGCTAATGGCTTTGTATCTTAAAGAACATTTATCATTTGACCAAGCTGGCATTACCATCTTAGAAGAAGGTACTGCCGATGGCAAAGGTAAAGATCTGTTCATGCAGGGCGTGTTCATTGAGGGCGGCGTTAAAAACCACAATCAACGAGTATACCCAGTTCATGAAATCGAAAAAGCCGTTTCAACTATTAATGATCAACTTAAAACTGGATACAGCGTATTAGGTGAAGTTGATCACCCCGATGATTTAAAAATTAATCTAGACCGCGTCAGCCATATGATCACACGCATGTGGATGGAAGGCAACGCAGGTCACGGCAAATTGAAATTGTTACCTACTCCGATGGGCGAGCTTGTAAAAGCAATGATCACAAGTGGCGTTAAGCTAGGCGTATCAAGTCGCGGATCCGGGCAGGTTAATGAAAGTAGTGGACACGTTAGTGATTTTGAAATCATTACCGTTGACATAGTAGCACAACCCAGCGCACCTCATGCATATCCAAAAGCTGTGTATGAGAGTCTTATGAACATGCGTGGTGGTGCTCAATTGTTTGAAGTGGCACGTGAAGCCAG